ACTTCGTCCGGTCAGCCTGCTGACCGGACGAAGTTACGCCAATCCTTGCCCTATCGGTGTTTGTTCCCTCATAGTCAAACCGCAACATTGCATCACCACTGCCGCCATTGCTGATGATGACTGTGCCGTCGTTATCGCCACTGTTGTGCGTTGTTCCGAAACGTGCAGTGGCGCTGCCAGACGCTACTATGGCATCAACCAAATGTGCAGGGCTGCTAGTTCCAATGCCGACGTTGCCCGACGCAACAATCACATCGCCCGTGCCATCCGGGTCGAGGGTGATGTCACTGTTGCTGCTCGTGAGACTGCTGATTTTGTTTGTCTTTATCTCACTCATGCGAGGTCTCCGTCTACCGATGAGGATACATATACTGCGTCAGTAGCACTTCCATTTTCTATGTGTTGCATTCTGAATACAGAAGCAGTAGGGGCAGTGCCTTGATGGATATTGTTTGCACTGTTTGTGTTCGTCGCTTCGTTTCTAGATGTCACAAGAACAGCATAATCTGCATCACTCATTGCGTTTGTCATTGTGTGACTGTAGTCACCCGTACCATTGTCAGTAGAACTTGCAGTGTTAAAACTGTCACGCAAACCAAAAGTGCTACCGTTGAGATTTTGCCACGCCTTCGCCGCACTCTGCTTGGTCAGCGTAGCCGCACCGCCGCTGGTACTCTGGATGGTATCTGCCTTCAACGTACTCATAGCGTCACCAATGTCCCGCCGCTTTCAACGGTCAGGGTCACGCCACTGTCTACAGTGAACGGCCCAGTCACGTTTGCGTTCTCAGTTGCAAGGATGGTTGTGTCGGCAGTCAGGTTCTGTGCGTTGGTACGGAACAGGCCACCACCCTTGAAGTTACCCTTGTTACCTGCTGGCGGTGTGATTGAACCGGCAGTCAGGTCGAGGAAGTTTACGAAGATGTTTGCAGTGCCACTAGAGGGTGCGGCAGTGAAGGTGAGGGTTACGCCATCAGGGACTGTGTACGCAGATGCCGCATCTTGGACAACACCGTCTACAGACACCAACACCGACTGTTTGTCAGCAACGGTACGGTTGAGGGTAAACGTAGTCGTAGACCCATCACCATTAAACTGCTGGACAGCCGGTGTAGAAAAATAGGAGATTGCAGGTGTGTTACCCTGATAGGATGCCATTGCCTACCCCTTACGTAATGTCAAGATGGCTAAGAACCACGTCAGCAGACGAGGCAGTGTCGGACGTTACCGTGATAATGTCACCCGGTTCCATAACGACTTTTTGGTCACCACCAACAACAACGAGTGTGCCGCCTACAGGTACCGGTGCAGCTTTCACTAGGTAAACTGCGTCCTCTGCACCACTGGTACGTCCAGATGCGTCCAAGATAACGTCAACAGTAATCTGAGACGTTACGATGTTTGCAACAGACAGGCCGATGATTGTTGTTTCGGTAGAGGCACCACAAGTCAGAATGGTCGCTGGGGACGTTCCGATTGCTGTATCTGTCTCTGATAGAAAAGCGTTTGCCATGTTAATCCCTCTTCGGATACATTATAGAATATTTTTCAGGAGTTGTCAACCCAAAGCGATTGCAAAAGCGAGAGCGGAGGGGTCTTGCTCCGTAAAGTTGATGTTGGTTAGCTGCGAACCATCGACTGCCGGAAGCTTTCCGGTGCCATCGAGTTGCACAACATTGTTCGCAGATGTACCCACATCGAAGGTTGCTGCAGTGCCGAGACCGAGAGATGTACGGGCTGTCGCACCGGATTCGGCAACGAAGTTCGCGCCGTCACCTACGATGAAGTTGCCGTCTGTCGGGGTGAGGCCCGCAACATCCGCCAGTTGCGCGTCGTACGCCTGTACGTCAGTGCCAATGGCAACTCCGAGTGTGGTACGGGCCGTTGCAGCATCAGCGTCGTCAATAAGACTACGACCAAACGCCGTAAGGTCGGTGACTGCGTACGTATCGCTAGCCGTAGTATAAATCGCTTTGTCGGCAGCGGTAGTGAGGCCAGCAATAGAAGCGAGACCTGCGTCGTAAGCTTGGACATCTGTTCCAATAGCTACTCCCAAGTTTGTACGTGCCCCGGCGGCTGTCGAAGCTGCCGTACCACCATCAGCAACGGCCAAGTCACCGGACGAGGTTACACCTGACAGGTCTAGGGTTGGAGTGGTGATTGTGGGCGACGTGAGCGTCTTGTTAGTCAGAGTTTGCGAACCCGTCAAGGTTGCAACTGTCGAGTCGATTGCAAACGTAACGGCGTTGCCCAAACCGCTCGTGTCGATACCTGTGCCACCGGTAAAGGTTAGGGTCTCGCTATCGAGGTCGATGTTGAGTGCGCCACCCGTATCGGCTTGGAAGTCCAAGTCCTGTGCGGTTACCTGTGCATCGACGTACGTCTTGATGGCCTTTGCCGAAGCGAGGGTCGTGTCGGTTGCTGCTACGGTGGTCAGGTCCGTATCGAGTACGCCCGACTTGAGGTTGTCAACTTCGATGTTTGAGACGGTGTTGTTGTCTACATCGATGGTCTTGTTCGTCAGGGTGTCTGTGGTTGCGCGACCAACAAGGGTGTCCGTGCTGGTTGGCAGGGTCAGGGTGCCCGTATTCGAAATAGACGAAATGACCGGGGCGGTCAGGGTCTTGTTGGTGAGGGTCTGTGAACCCGTGAGGGTTGCAACCGTACTGTCGATGGCGAACGTAACTGCATTGCCGGAACCGGATGTGTCGATACCGGTGCCGCCCGTGAACGTCATCGTTTCGGAGTCGAGGTCAATCGACAGGGCACCGCCTGTGTCAGCTTGGAAGTCGAGGTCTTGGGCGGTGACTTGTGCGTCAACGTACGCCTTAATAGACTGCTGGGTAGCCAGCGCAGTTGCACTATCGGAGGACATGGTGTCCTCGTCGAGGATGTCCGTGACCGTCGTGGTCGGCATCGCAATCGAGTCTACGTACGCAACACCGTCAATATACAGGTCTTTGAACTCTTTACCGGACGAACCCAAGTCGATGTCGTTGTCCGTCGTCGGCTCGATTACCCCGTCCTTTACGACGAACTGCTCTACGGACGAACTCGCTACGTCAACCGAGAATTCAATCTGGTTGTTCGGATTGTCGATGACGACTTTGTTGAGAGGGGTCGTGATGCCGGGGTCACCGATGAGGCCGATAACCGGACCCTCTGCGGCGGTGCCGTCGTGCTTGTGACCCGTCGAGTTGTTAAATGCAGCGAGGAGTTGGTCGAACTCGTCGTTGGAATCCGCCGCATTGATAACGTCGCCGTCGGTGTACGTAGATTGTCGTGTGTAACCTGCCATGTGTTATCTCCTGCCACCCGGGGTAAATTCGAGTTGGTAGCCTTTTACTGAAATGGGTGCCGCTCCTGCTCTGTCGTCCAAACGTACGGCAACCGTGAACCCGCCACCTTCGACACTTTGACGTACGAGCGGCGAACCCGATGAGCCGTACACCGCTGTGCCGTAAGTTGATGTTGCCAATCCGTAAATTGCGATGGCCGCACCAGTCGTCAAATCGTATTCTGCCGGTTGCGGTACGTCCGTTGCGCTGAAGTCGTAGCGGATACGGAACTTAGAATCGACGGCACCTTCGTTGTCGTAGTTCCAGATGATACGTTGCATCAGCTTGCGGATACCGGCATCGCCCATCGTGAAGTCCGGGGAGCGGTAGATTGCCGTAATGTTCGTGCCATCGAAAGTCGAACCCGACTCTTGCTGGTAGACGTACCCGTCATATCCGCCGTGAAATACGGTCTCGGTGCCGCTGATAAAACCGGATGCACAACACGCGGGCTTGATACCCTTGATGTCTGCGTACTCCCAGCCCATCCCGCCTTCGACACCACTCTTGATGACTCCGATGACACCGGATGCGGCACTCTCTGCTTGGGCGTCACCCGGAAAGAAGAGACGGTACTGGGTCTTGTTGCGGATGACTACGGACGAGATGCGATCCGTATCGATGCTGTCGAGCCGGGGCTGGATTTGTTTCGAAACCGTACCGAGTTCCACGTCACCAATCTTGTCCGTACCGGCAATCGTACGCAATCCGTCAGGAGCGAGATAGACAACGTCACCGGCAATCTCCTGAACACTAAACCCGTCTACACACCCAATGTTTCGTGTGACCGGCTGCAACTGAAAGTCTGCAAGCGACGAACCCGTAAGAAAGAATATCTGGTCTTCGCAGAAGATGTAGAGCCTGTCACGAAAGACCTTGAGTCTGCGAACCGCACTGTCTACCCGAATCGAACCGGCACCGTTAGCCGTAGAAAAGTCTGTGTCTGTGTACGGGGCAGTGAACACGATTTCTTGTGGGTTCGTGGACATGCCGCCAAAGAAAACGTGGTTCTTGAACACGGCAACGAAGGCGGGGTCTGCGGGTGCGCCAGTAGCATTGATATCCGTGACGGTTGTGTTGTCGTACGTCGAGGCGTAATTTGCGCCGTCACACCAGATAACCTTTTCCGTGTTATCAAAATTGTAGTTAACGAAATCGTATCGTCCTGCAGAAGTTCGTCCCGTGTCGATGCTAGTCCAACCACTGCCCGTACCCTTGTAAACAGCCGTACCCTGCGAGGCAAGTACCTGATTGTTGTAGATGTGTACGCCGAGAATCGTATCCGACGAGCCGCCAACTTGGTTCGAATCGTACTTGGTGTGGCCGTTGATGCGACGATAGCCGCCGTTGATGTCTGGTTCGAAGTTTTGCAACTGCGTTGCGGCACCCGGGGGGAGTGTGAACGCATCCTTGTCGAGAACCAAACCGCCGCCGAGCCTCACAACAAACGGGCTTAGTAGTGAGGTATCTGGCATTAAACGGCCCTCATGTAGTCCTTACGGTTGATTAATTCGACACGCATACGGCTCAAACCCTCTGTGTAGTCGCGCAACGCAAGCTGCGAGAACTGTACGTCCGAACGTAGCATGTGCGCGTAGTACCGTGCGCGGTTGACGATGACATCGTGGAAGCGTTCCGGAATTGTGGGGGTATCCGCGTTCGCAGCCATGTCCGTGTTCGTCTGGTAGTAATAGTAGCGGACGGTGTAGGTTGATTCGTCGGGTACGGGGGAGAGGCCAATCTTAGTGTCTGGAGTTTCGTACACGTAGTCAGGAACGGCCCGCGAACCCGTGTCGGGGTTGGTGTCGGCCTCGTTGCGCGTCTCCAAATATTCCTCGAACGAGATATACTTGAGGGTACGTTCTGCGGTGCTTGCGGATTCTTGGACGGTGAAGCTGTCGAAGTCAACGGTCTTTGCATCGGACTCGCGGGCGTACTCTGCCGTACCGGCTGTCGTGGTGAACGACTGGCTCACAACCGTGAACGGCCACTCGACTTCGGAGTTGATGATGTCCCGCTGCGCCTTATTGATAAAGTCGGCAACAGACGACTGGATACCCCGGGTCGAAGTTACGTTGGTAATTTCAACTTCGTTGATTTCTCGAAGGACGGCGTTACAAAGCTGGAGATAATTCATGTGCTGTCTCCGCTATCGATTGCGGTTGGGGTTGAAGTATTCTTTGACAGATATGGTGACGCCAAGACTACTGCCGCCACCATTAAATGTTGTAATCTTGTCGCCAGCGTGTAAGTGCAATCTGTCAGATGTAATCATATTGTAGACATCGTTACCAGCAATAGACTTCGCATTTAAGATGGTATAATACGCATCATCTTCTTTGTGGTACCACTGGATTGATATGTTGTCTGTAGAAGCTGCGCCATTACTGATGTGCAGAAACTCCACAGTAGCGT